GTATTGGCCCTCATTTTCAACCTCTTCTTCAAGCCAATCATGAACAACATTAAACCCGTCGTCATCTTCTATAAATCCCTTCGCAGCTACTTCTTCTAAAAAGGGAGATCTCGATGCAAGCGTCCTCATTGAGAACTTCACCGTCTCTTTAGAAAGATCTAATGCTGGCCCACTATTATTAGATCCCGTAGCTACAGTAATCGTGTCATAAAGACTTGGCCGAGTTCTCCCAACTCGAACAACGACGGGCTTAGATACAGCAGTTAAAATTGCCGTCGTCATCTATCCTCTAGCCTGCTGGAATACCAATCGGTGCAATAGGAGCGGGAGTAACTGGCACTACAGAAATTTGCTGTTGCTGCTCAGCCTGTTCTGTAGTAGTACCAACCGACTCATTAGCTGTTGGAGGAGCCGGTGAAAGCGGCTGAGTAGGAAGTTGTGGAGAAGGCTCAGGAATCAACCCTCCCGTCCCTTGTGGCACAGTCTCAGAATCCGTGCGCTCATAAATCGCTCGATCATAATCGAGAATAATTTGCCTTCCTCTGTGATTTGTCTCATACATCTTTGCCTCTGAAACTTGTGAATCAGAAAGCAAGGAAAACTTCTCCAAAATATCCCCAATTGATGCCTGATCATAGTTGGTCCACGGCTCACGCTCAGAAGGAGTTACAAACGATGTAATCTGCACTCGATTCATTCCTGCTTGCTCATAAAGCTTGATCTGTCGAGCCTTCTCTACATCTACATCTTTCATGCGCTCGATAATCTCTGCTGGGTGCAATCCAACATAATCATCAAAGGGAGGAGCAATTGCTTGTCCATTCAACTCTCGTGAGCCCTCTGCATTTGTCGCTTGAACACGGAAATGATGTGCCTCGCGAGGAAGAAGAACCTCAAACTTCTCTCGATACCAATCAGATCCTTCCTGAATCTTTCCTCGAATAAACTCATCCAACTCCCAGTCCGATAGGACTGTACCCTCTGGATGCACAAACGTATCTCCGTTGACGTTTCGCGCAGTCACGGTCATCTTTGTTAGGTACGGCATTAGGAGCCTCGCTTCCTATTGAACTGGGAGTTGGTCATTTGTTAGATCAGTATGATTTTGCCAAAAGAAACGCTTGCGGCCTACGCAAACGCACAAAACGAGCCGATGCTTGACGGAAGAAGTGAGTCTTCGCCCGGTGATCGACAATAATCTCCGACTGAGGCCCCTGCGCCCAACGGAGACTTGAGAAGCTCTCCGATAGAGCAACAAGACCATCTGCAACATCCGCGATCTTCTCTCCTTCAAAGTTGTACTCAGCAGTTACCAATACCTCACCATTCTGCAGGTAACGAGTTACTGCGCCGAGTCCACGGTTATAACCTTCAGTTTCACTACGGTATCCAGCGTCCGACACAATAATCTTTGGCGGAGCAGCTACATTCACTCCTTGAGAATCTGTCGGCGTTGATCCCCACAAAAGTTCCTCAATATCAGTTACTTTTGGAAGAGCAAGGTTGCGATCCGTAGGAGTCAAATAACCCCTTGCCTGATTTGAACGTTGCAAATATGCAAATGTATTGGAGTTCATATGGATTTTTGATCCAAATGCTCCAAGATCATTTCCAATAATCAACTGCCATGCACGTATATCATCTATCGGTGTTGCATTTACGCGATCAGACCACGGAATTGACGAGCTCGGCTTGTGTGTCCCGAGATAGTTGTATGTGATCTGTAGCTGTTGACCGTTATCGTAATTGACGATGATCGGCTGGCCCTTGAAGGCAGCCCACCGCATTACTTCAGTCAACCTCTCGTTACGCATCTGGAGAACTCGACCATTGGTTACAAGATCAACACCTGCACGAGCCTGAATAGCCGGCGTAGGTGATGTCATGCGCAACCAAAGATCCTCCTTGATCTCCGTCATCTCGTCCAAAAGCAGGAGTTCGGTGACTTCCTGTGTGTAATTGATCTTAGGTGCATAGATCTTTGGGCTCGCGTCTGGAGCTCGGAACTGCCCGATTCCAAATGCCGCAACCTCGGCGATCTCTCGCTTGATCTGTCGATCATATACCGGCACAAGAGGAGCAATATCTGCCCCAAATGTAGGTACTGTCTCCAGAACAGTCTCCAGGTTACGCCTTACCAAATCAGTAATCGCAGCCTGTTGATATACATCAAATACATTGATGTCTGGAGTGGCGCCTCCGGCAAGTGCCGGATAAAAAGCCCTGAACTCCTCCAGACTCATCTTTGTGAAGTCTGGTCTAATCAGCGACTTTGCCATGATGGACTCACTTTTCCTTTCTCGGCTAAGTCGCCGTCTTAAAAGAACTCGCAGGTCGGCAACGCTGTCTTAGCCGCTGTTCCATACAAGCTCCAATTCTGCAGTTTGGCAATGTCAAACACGCAGGAGTGGTAGTAAACAGGAATCGGTGTGTAATCCGCTTCTGTGATTCCAAAGAAATCACGATCTGGTCCATCAAACACACCAACGATATGCTCTGCGGTTTTACCAGGTGTAGTGTGTGCAACAGAAACTGCTGGAGTAGTTCCACCTGTTAGTCCTGCACCGCTTCCTGTCATCAAAGGCTGCGGTTCATTACCAAGCAAACCTTCAAAGGTAATTACCACAGGCGTTCCGGGAAGTGCTCCTCCACTTCCTTTCACATTTAGAGAGCCAACATTGGTTAGAGCAGCAAGAGCGGCAACAACTTCCGCAGATGTTGCATTGTATTTGATGGCCGCAGTTGTCAAACCGTTGAAAGTAAGAGTAAACGTACCTCCAGTTGGCGTACCAGTGATGCTAACTGTCTGAACATCATTAGCGTTTGCTCCAAGACCTTCAAAAATCTTGACCTTTGTTGAATCATGCCCAACTGATGGAGTTAGAAATGACCCAATTGGAATACGCAAAAATCCATTTGCATCTACCGTCAAAGTAGTTGCGTCAAAAACAGCTGACTTGATCGAATCACGACCCGCGAAATGCCGCAGGCATGTTGCCCTCGTAATCTCACGTTCGCGTGTTCTATTGAAGGGCATTTCCGATCTACTCCTTTTTCTCAGAACCAGCGCCAGCAGCAGCCGGCGTTAGCTCAAACTCAAGGGAACCTCCGAGCGCGCTACTCCACTCATCGGCCAATTGCTGTCCTGTCTTTGGTGCATTATCATCTTTTGGCTTCTCGGGCTCCTGCGGAGGCCGAGCATCAATTGGACTCTGCAATAGAGTCGGCATTTTACTTTTATCTACTGTTCCATCCTCACTTAGAGGAAGTGCGTTGATGATTCGCTTAACAACTTCGCTCAATGTCAATTCCTGTGATTTTGTTCCACCATCATCGGAAAGATCAAGCCGCGCTGCAACCTTTCCGTCATCCCCAAGAAGCGCACGCTCCACCTCCCGAAGAAATCCAGGTGCATCCTTGAGACCTTTCTTCTCGCTCAAGTCAGAGAGATAAGTCTTTACCTCTCCTTCATGATCTTTTGCGCGACGATCTACGAGCTCTTTACGCTCGCGCTCACGTTCATCGCAATCTTGCAGAAGGAGCGTTCGAGTCTCGTCTGAGACATCCATCGCCCCGATCTGGTCGCGTGTGAGGGACATGGAACGTCCTCCTATCGGGTTAGTGTTAACTCGCGAACTTGCGAGTTTTCTTTCTTGTGATGCTCGCTCAAGTGGATCAGTAGACAACGACAAAGCTGGCGCTGTTACTGGCGGAGTCTGCGCTGGCTGATGAAGCAACTCATTCAACTCGTCGCTTTGCTCCTTTGCATCATCATCAACTACCCACTCACTCTTTACTGGAAGCCACTCAGAAAAGTCAGAAAGAGATACCTTTCCGTCATCTCCTACATCAAATGGAACTACCCAGTTATCATCACTATCCTCGAAATCAAATCCATAATCACAAGTTATTCTTGCCTTATATGGATTCGCCATTACGTCTTCAACATAGAAATTAGGTCCATAACCACCTTCATCTATTGGTGGTTGCCTCATATCACGAAGAAGACTTACTATCTGTCCACGAATATCATTGAGTGATATTCCATCGCCCCAAGCTACATCAGCAAGCATAAGCTCTCTGCGTAGCTCTGCGTCGGTCATATTCGTG